CCCCGTCGTCGTCGTAAAGCTCAGTGAAATAGTTCGGTGTGCCGCGCTGGTGGTGTTGGGACCAGTAGCACGCCGCGATGCGATCCGAGGGTAGGTTGGGATACCGAGCGGACTGTTGATTGTCTAAACGTTCGCGCCAAGCCGTTGAGTTGATACGCTCGAGGACGAGTTTGGTGATGATGTTCATCGTTTATGTCGCTGAGTCACCCGGAGGTCAGTCCAGGGCCGAGGCCGTCGGCGGCGGGCGACGCGAGGGCGTCGCTGGTGGTGATAGTGGGGGGCGGCGGGAACGTGTCAACACTCGAAGCGTGAATTTTGGCGAGGCGTCGGGGTGCGCCCGGAGGCGGCGGGCGAGGCGTGGAGGGGCGGGGGCGGTGCAGGGCGCGGGGGGGCGGGGCGGTTGCGTCGCCATCGGGCGCGGCCCGCCGCCGTCCGGTAGACACGGGGGCGAAGTTTGCAAACCCGCCCCATCTAAGAAGGATTGGTTTGGAGCGCGGCGAGCGTCTCCTCAGCCGGTCTCCGGGCATCCGCTAACTTGAGATTGGCGAGGCCGCACGGGGCTGTTCCTGCTTGCAGGGGGGCGTCGCGGGGGGACGGCAGTCCCCCTGCGTAACGGCACATTCTATGCGCCGCAGGCGCCACACACCATCCGCCGTCCCCAAGGAGCAGCAACCGAAGTAGGGACAGCCACCATTACGATGATGGCGTAGATGATAGTATGAGGAATGCGCAACAATCTAGCAGGGGAATACACAGGGAAGAGTGAGAGCAGTCGTTACTTTGCGAGGAACCCAGAGGCGAGGCGGAAGAAGAACGCCTACAACAAGGCGTATCACGCGACGGATGCACGCAAGGCGTACAGGGCGGAGTTGAACGCAGCCAACCGCAGGATGGGCAGCGAAGGCGACGGGAAGGACGTTAGCCACACTAAGGGCGGACGGATGGTGTTGGAGCGGGCGAGCAGTAACAGGGCGCGTAACGGGAAGAGCGGGCGGCGACTACTTTGAGGGTACGACCAGGGTTGACGGGTGCGAGCACGAAGGCCGGGGATACGGTCACAACCCTATGATAGTAAACAGCATACGATATTTCGGATGCGAAACCCCAAAAAAAACACCCCGGGGATGCAAAAACCCCTTGACGGACCAACATCGTGTGGTATGGTGGGAGTCGCCAGTTGTTCATTGTGTCGCTCTTCTACCGGATTAGATTAGTCTCACCTAATCCAAGACCCTCATCCTGCCTAGCGGGGTGAGGGTTTCTTTTTGTTAGGGTAGAAGAGTTTGATACGGTGGGTGTTGACCTGCGCAAGGCAGCACTCAACGGTTCTGGCGGAGGGCCTGACGGACAGCACCAGCCCTCCTTAATAGGCTCCCCTTGGGAGTGAACCGCCGAACAACCCGTGGGCAATGGCCTACCAGCACGGGCGGCAGCATACCGGACCCCTCGTCTCTCGGCAGACAGCGTTTGGATGTTTCACCCAGCAATGGGTGAACTGTGCACCCGTTTCCTGCATCAGCACCAGCGTGCTGGATGAAGGAAATTCCGCCCTGTATCTCCGTCAATAAATTATGTAAATTCCATCCCACAAGGGTGTTGCCCACCTCTAAAAAATAAAGCTTCTATTTTTGGGAAAATTTCTTAGGGTGGTGGGGATGAGCAACAACAATATCTCCCAAGCACTAATTAGCGACGCCCAGTGTGTCATTGAGTTGATGGTCCATACCGAGGTGGCCCTCGACGGCATCCTGTCCAAGTTTGAATTGGAGGCCACCTGCAAGGAGCAGGAGGATGCTGTGATGCGGGCCAAGGAATTGTATTCCGAGCTGCGGCGCATCCGGGAGGCCGCTGGCTTCTCGATGCGCGTAAGGGGCGGCAACATTACGCTGAGCAGCCGAGCCACTGGCGACAACTAAGAATTTCCCCGCAACGGGGAGACAAAACCAAAACACAACATATGCCTACCGTAAAAGCTGACAGTGGTAAATCAATCGAGCCGGTGCCCGCTGGGGTACATCAGGCCGTCTGTTATGGCGTTCTCGATTTGGGAACACAGGACCCGGGCAATCCCCAATACCGAGCCGCCCGCAAGGTGATGATCTGCTGGGAACTTCCTCACGAGACCATCTCCACCGAGGATGGCCCCAAGCCGCGCATTATCTCCTCCGAGTACACGATGAGCATCGGCAAGAAGGCGACTCTCCGTGGCGTGCTGGAGAGCTGGCGTGGACGACCCTTCACCAACGAGGAGCTGGCTGGGTTTGACCTGAAAAACATAATTGGGGCCAACTGCCTGCTGAACATCGTGCACAAGCCCGGGAAGGCCGATCCCTCCCGCATTTATGCCCGCATTCAGGGGGTGATGCCGCTCACCAAGGGGATGGGTCCTGTACGTCCCTCGATGGACACGGTGGTGTTCGACATTCCCGAATCGGGTCCGATTGTGGTTCCGCCTGCGGTGCCAGATTGGATAGCATCGAAAATCAATGCTTCAGACGAGGCGAAAAGCCGAAACAACAGCCGGGTGACTCAGGCGGAGACGGTGGCGGCTGACGCCTCCGGGGCCGACGACACCCCCTTCTGAGGAGCTTCCCCTTGCGCACGCTCTTATTCCTCCTGCTCTCAACAGCTTGTTCAGCTGCGCCTAGTGCGGCGTTTTGGGTTGCGCTGCATCGGGTGGAGAGCGGAGGGAGGCTGGGGCGTGTGTCGAGGGGGGAGCATCGTGGGCCGTTTCAAATCAGCAGGGCCTACTGGCAGGACAGTGGTGTGGGTGGCAGCTGGTCGGATTGCGACGACCTAGAGAGGGCAAAGAAGGTGGTGGAGGGGTATATGTTGCGCTACGCCCCGAGGGCGTGGGCGCAAGGGGATGTGCAGACGCTGGCGCGGGTGCACAATGGTGGCCCTAGGGGCCACAAGAAGGAGGAGACGTTGGCCTACGGGCGGCGTGTCGAGATGATTGCGTATGAACACAATAAACAAACTGCTAGCGTGCTTTGGGGTAAAGCTGGTGTCCGATGAGGACTACCATTTAATCGTGGAGAGACAGGAATGGGCAGAGCGGGAGAGGGAACTGCTCCGCAAGATTCACAACCACCGCTGTCTTGCCAACTACCACCGGAAAAAGGCGGCGCGGGCGATCAACGACATCACCAACCGGAAACTTCACAACGCCTACGTTGGTTGCGCCGATAAGCGTTAACCTAGTCAATATGAACGACAAATTTGAACGCAATCTGATTAAGCTGGCGATTGGGTGCATTGTTCTCGTCACTCTCGTCCTCACATCGGCAGTCGGGGTGGACATCTACCTCAAACTGAAGGCGTCATAAACCCTCCACATCAGGCAATGAAGGCTATTCTCGAATTCAACCTGCCCGAGGAGGAGCGTGACTTCCACCAAGCCTCGCAGGCAGCAATGATGGCGCAGGTGATTGCCGACATTGATTCCTACCTGCGCAACCACCTGAAATACGGCCCAGCGAAGAACATCACCAGCGCCGACGATTTAGCTCAGTATTTGCGCTCCGAATACACGGTGCCAGCCATTAACCAAATTGATCCCAATGCCTAAAAAACACCGGAAAAAATACCGCAAACTCAACACGCCCGAGATGACCGCATCCATTGACCGTATGTTGGCCGAGGGCCACCGTGCCCTGCACATCGCGCAGGAGTTGAGGGTGGACCCAAAGATGGTTGGGGAGAGGGCTAACCGCAAAGGTTACGTTCTGGCTTACGTCAAAAAAGCGGAGCACGCCGCCCTGATTGCCGCCCGCCGAAGCATGGTGGGTTGGCCCAAGGCGCTGGTGAAGGAGCCCGAGCCGCTGCGGTTTGCGCTTCCCTAGCCGTGGCCCATCGACCCAATCGAGAAGCTTATTTCAAGGCACGGAGGGAGGCCATCAAGGCCAAGCTCACTGCCTTGAAGAAGGAGTGGGCCATCGACCCATCTTCACATATTGGTGATTGGGTACAGGCCGATAAGCCGATGCATCTCCTGTCATTGGGGGCCGGGGTACAAAGCAGCACAATGGCCCTGATGGCTGCCAGTGGGCTGCTAAACCCAATGCCCAACGCCGCCATTTTTGCCGACACACAGTCTGAACCAATGGAGGTGTATCTGTGGCTGACCAAGCTGGTCAAGATGCTTCCATTCCCGGTGCACATTGTGACGGCTGGCAATCTGATGTACGATTCGCTCTCTGAAAGGGTGAGCCGTGAGGGCAGGCGTTACATCAGCAACACTATGCCGGTGTATCTTCAGCGCAAGGACGGCAAGTGCGGTATGGCGGTGAGAAGCTGCACTCAGGATTACAAGGTGAAGCCCATACTGTCCAAGGCAAGAGAGCTTGCGGGTGTTAAGGAACGAGACCCAAGGGTGAGGGTTGTGAGCTGGATTGGCATCAGCACGGACGAGAGCCACAGAATGAAGCCGTCCCTAAATAGCTGGGCCATCAACCGTTGGCCACTCATTGAGGCTGGGTTATCCCGAGAGCAATGTCTGCGATGGTTGAAGGACAATGGCTACCCGACCCCCCCAAGATCGGCCTGCGTCTGTTGCCCATACCACTCCGATGATGAGTGGATGCATCTCAAGCACTCATCTCCATTGGAGTGGGCACGGGCGATGGAGTTTGAGCGCCAACTTCAATCCGCCCATCTCAACGAATCAGTGTCCAATCGTTTTGAGGGCACTCCATTCCTGCACGACAGCTTGGTTCCACTGGATAAGGTGAAGCTCTCTGGTGGGCCGAGCAAGGATCGTTGGGGCAATGAATGTGAAGGTATGTGCGGAATTTAGTTGACGGTACGCGAAATTTGGTAAAACACAAACCACGACACACATGAGCGAACACTGGTATACGAGAGACGGGAAACCGTCCCACACCCGCACTACAAATTCGGGCACAACCCGCGCCACCACGCTGCGCGATGCCCGTCTCGAGCGACTGCTGCCATCGGTCAGCAGCGTCCTAAATGAGGCGGCTGCCCCTGAGCTGGATCGTTGGAAAACGAACAAGATCATCGATGCGTGTTACGGCAGCGGTGACCCGCTGGCGGTGGCCCCCACGTTGTCGGAGTACGCCACAATTATCCGCGAGAAGGCCGACCAAGAGATTGAGGGAGCGCAGATTTTTGGCACGGTCTTCCACAAGGCGATGGAGGGCGAGGTGCCGATTGGGATGGAGTTACTCGTTGAGGCGACACATAAACAGCTCGACTCCCTCAAGGAGAACGGCCTCATCATCCACGAGCAGGAGGTGGCTGTGGTGAATACTTGGATGGGTTATGCTGGCACGACCGACTGTGCTTTCAGCGAGGGCAAAATCTTGGGCATCCTCGATTTCAAAACCTGCAAATCAGAAAAGGGCGAGCCGATCCCGTTCAGGCGCAGCCATTGCTCGCAGATTGCAGCATATTTGATGGCCAAATATCATCCCGGCGCGGAAAAGTGGTGCGATGGGGAGGCGGCTGGCATTAACATTTATGTCAGCAAAACGGAGCCGGGGCGCGTCGATGTGGTGCGCTACACGGAGGGCCAACTCAGGGAATCTTGGGATTGGTTCTGTGCGTGCTTGACGCTTTGGCGGCTGCGTCGCGGTTACGACCCAAGAATGAAAACACTATGAGCACAATCACATTGCCACACAGTGAGGAGGGTGAGCGCATCATCCTGTCCTGCATTCTGCTGGATGGTCCGAAGTCTCTGGCTATGGCGATTGACGGGAAGATTGAAGAGGAGGTTTTTTATGTCCCGTGTCATCGCCGCCTCTGGCGGGCGATTCAATGGCAGCACAAAAATTCCCAGCCCTTGGAACTTTACGCACTGGCCGAGGAGTTGAAGAAACTAAACAAGCTGCACGAGGTGGGTGGGATGTCGGGGTTGGTCGAGATGACGCAGGTTGCCTGCACCACGGCCCAGTTGCCCCACTGGATTGATGTGGTGAGACAGCACTTTGTGATGCGTGAGTTGCACGCAACCTGTTCGCGGATGGCCGAGAAGACGCTCGCGCACAGCGGCTCAATAGATGGTTTTGTGATGGAGGTGAACAACCTCCTGACGAAGCACCACGAGGGTCATAAGCAGGAGACCCTGAGCGACGCCGCCGAATCGAGCATTGCGTTGATTGAGCGGGTGAGGGCTGGCACCTACACAGACCGGGACGTCGGCATGACCTTCCCGTGGCTGGATTGGGACAGGCGCTTTGGGTTGGCCAAGCCCGGGGAGCTCATCATCATCTCTGCCCGTCCGGGGATGGGGAAGAGCTCCTGCTGCCGCCAGATTGCCCAGCATTGGGCACGGGATGGCAAGGTTTTGCTCTTCAGCCGCGAGATGCCTACCAAGCAAATTGCGCCGCTGTTCGCCCAGATGGAGTGCGGTATATCCTACCGGGACATCCTGTCGGGCCGCCTGTCCAGTGACTACTTGGATAATTTCAAGGCCGAGTTGGCCAAGGTGAAGGGGCTGCAAGTGGCGGTGTATGACAGCGACCGCACGCTGTCCCATATCGTCACCCGGGCCAAGGCGTTCGCCCAGATTGCCAAGCCCAAGGCCATCTGCGTGGACTACCTTCAACGCTACGACGCCCAACAGGAGCGTGGCGAGACACGCGATATGGCGCTGGGCCGATTCACGATGGCGATGAAGGACTTGGCGATTGAGTTGTCGTTGCCCGTTGTTTTGTTGGCCCAACTTGGCCGAAGCGTAGAGCGGGAGAATCGGGAGCCGCGCTTGTCCGACCTCCGCGAATCAGGCAACTTGGAGCAGGATGCCGACCGGGTCATTTTCCTCAACGCCCCCGATCATCGGCCCGATGGCACGATGCAAACCATCACCGACAACGATTTGCGGTTCATCTATCTGGACGCCATTCAGGCCAAGGGGCGCTTGGACGGCACTGGGCGGTGCGGGATGATGTTTGACCGCCCAATCACGAAGCTCCTGCCCTACCAGCCCGCATGAAAACTTCCCCCAACTTTTCCGAGGCATCGCTCGATCTTATTCTGGGTGACCGCAATGAAGCCTACGGCAACCCCCGGGAGGACTTTGAGGGGATCGCCTTAATGTGGACGGGTTTGCTCAATACCAAACTAAATCACGACATAACAGCAGAGGATGTGGCCCGAATGATGATAGCCCTGAAGCTGCGCCGGGACAGTCACCTCGCAAAGGACGACAACCTGATCGACGCCCACGGCTACCTCCACTGCCTGAGCTGGATTCGGAAGGGGCTCCCCCCGGCCAAGGGGGGAGATGATGAGTGTGATAGGCTAGAACTTTAATAAGTTCTCCCCAATTAAAGGGTATCGCTTGTAAATTTAATATGCCCAAGCCCAAGCCAGAGCTAACCCGGGCATCTAAAACATGGACAGAGGCGCGATATTGGTCTTTCTTGCGAAGTGCGTTAAGGCGGGCCTTTGTGCGCTGGCCTCCCAACTACCACGCAAGAAACGCCAGCAGGCGTCCTTACGTTGGTCCGCTGAAACAACAGAAATGGGAGTACGAATGCGCCATATGTCACCAATGGTTCCAGCAGAAACAAATACAGTTGGACCACGCAAACCCCTGTGGGCAGTTGAGAAACACCTCAGACCTGCCGGGGTTCGTGGAGAGATTGTTTTGCGAAAGCGACGGTCTGCGGGTGCTGTGCAAGCCTTGCCACAAAGCGGTGACCAATGCAGCTAGAAATATTTGAACAGATCAAGCGCCCCCCGGTGAGTTGGTATCGGGCTCCCTCAATTCAGATCGCCCAAGCCCCACCCCCCTCCAGCTTAAATAGCTTGAACTGGGAATCGTTCCAGCCTATCGCTCGCACGGTTTACCGGGAAACACCCTACAAGACATGGATTTTCTATGAAAAAAAGATCGACCGTTAATTCCGCAGGTGTCTACACCAAGCCAGCGATGCGTAAGCGCATATTTGAACGTATCAAAAGCGGTTCAAAGGGAGGGCGTCCGGGCCAATGGTCTGCCCGGAAGGCGCAATTCCTAGCCCGCGAATACAAGGCCGCTGGGGGAGGGTATAAATCGTGAAGTCCCAACAACGCTCGCTAGCTAATTGGGGTCGCCAGAAGTGGCGCACCAACTCTGGCAAACCCTCATTGCAGACTGGGGAGAGATATTTGCCAGACGCTGCGTGGAAGAGCCTGACCTCCGCCGAGAAGGCCGCGACCAACGCGGCCAAGAGGAGGGGGATGCGGGCTGGCAAACAGTTTGTCTCCCAACCCAAAAAAATCGCGGCCAAGACCGCACGGTATCGGTGAATAGCGTCATCGGCTCCCTGCCGAAGCACCAGTACGTCCTAGTCGATTCGGCCTTCACGCATCGTGAGCCGGTGGGGTTCGCGCCGGCCGTCTGGTTTGGCCTCGTCTCGATTCCCGGCAGGATGTGGGGCTGCAACGTGATGCTGGAGACCGGCGCTATTTACCGTGGCCTCCCGTTGCATTCGCTATCCCACGGGGACGACCCAATTCCCCAGTGGGAAGCAGGGCAGGCGCAGCGTTGGGATTGCTACGGCACCGATTGGAGCGCGACTGAGTACCTTTACCTAAAGGAACTGCGGGTGAAGGCTCGCTGCAAGGGCGACACCTTTGACGGCGAGTACCTCTTCACCGTGGTGCCGACGAACGATGGGTTCAGCGCAGTGCCCGAACAGTCCAAGGAATTCACTTTTGTCCAGTTGGGAAACGGGCGGTTCACCGTGCAGCCCACGGATCATCTGATGTTCGAGGAAAAATCCTTCACCATCGGCAGCGGTGAATGGCCTAGGATTTACAAACGACAAACAGAAATCTACTCCTGCGAGTAGGTTAAAATGGACCATTCCGACCTATGAAAACCAGCGGAGTGTTCACAGTTCACAGAGTTGAAGTGCAAGCCAAGTTTGGCA